GCACCTGCCATAACAAGCATTGACGTTGCGATGGCCACTAGGCCAACCGCCATGATCCCCATCTTGACAGGATTCATGCTGGCTGATACTTTCTGATAGGCGTTTAGAGACAAGCCAAGTTCAATAAACATGGCAGTCATAGCACCCAGAGCTCCTGTCAGTTTTTTACTGTCGATCATTGACAAAGCGATCACAGATAGAGTTAGGATGCCCAGAGCAGCAGCAATCTTTAATAGTACGTCGGACTTTAAGGATGACTGCCAGGCTTGAAGACTCCCCTTGACACCATCTAAAACTCCAGCAATACCATCGAACATTCCGGAACCTTTATTGATGAACTTCCGGATGGCAAGCAATACTCCTGCGAGTAATCCACCATTGATGATATCGAAGACCCGTTCTGGTTGGAAGTTCTCCAAAGATCCGGTGATCTTATCGAGGAAGTTACCAATACCGTCGGCTACAATTCCACCCAACTTAAGAACAGTTGGCGCTAACTTAGCAACCAATGTTCCAATAAGTTTCAGGAATTTCCCAACTAATGTGGCAATTTTCCCAAGTGGTTCGAAACGGAGTGAGATGTTGTCCATAAAAGACTTTAGTCCGTCGAGTTTGATCCCCTTGAAACCACCCATTCCCTCTTTGACACCATCGACAAAAGTCTTGATACGTCCACCCAATCCCTTGAGAACTAAGGCGACAGAATCAATTGCTTCCTTGAATTTGCCTGTGATCTTGAACCCTTCATGAAAGGCGATAATATAATCCGCCATCCTGGCTAGAAAATCTGTAAGTGTGTTTATCGGTCCACCAAGACCTTTGCTTAAACCAAATATGGTACCAAGAAATTCGACAATGACCTGACGACCAATGTCCAGAATAGCAAAGACGGCTTTAAAGATGCGTTTTATTTTATCCGCACCCACCGAACTTAACTTAAATTGATCGGTTAGTCTTTTTAAGCCACTAGTTATATTGTAAAGTTGCTTCGCTGTCATTGGAGGAAATATCTCACGCAGAGCCTCACCAATGGGTCTTAGAATCGAGGCGAGATCTTCTGCTGCGCCCTTTAATCCATCCAACAAATCTGTTCTTCCTCCCAGGTCTTTCCAACCCTTTAGTAGGTTGTTCCTCGCGTCTGTCACCTTATCGAGGAGTGCCTGGATAGAAGCTGTCAACGGTGTGAAGAGCGATTTAGCTTCTCCCAAGTCACCAACAAGGAGTTCAAATGTATCGGTCCATCCTGTTCCAACCGAGGCCTTAAGTGTCTCCATCATCATCGAGAAACTCTTAACATCTTGTGCTGCGGACTGGGCCTTTTTACCAATCTCTGTTGTTGTGTCTCCATAGTCCCCAAGGACTTTGAGTAATACCTCAGTTGTTGCCCATCCGGTGGACAATTCCTCTGTGAATAGTTGTTGTTCTTTTATGGCCTTGTCTGAACCTGGAATATGATAGAGACCGTCCTGACTTTTCTTCAGCGTCCCAGCAGCCAGAGCACCGGCAATCATCTGTTCTTTCCATTCTTGGGTTGCAACATTTGCCAGATTCAAGGATCTATAGTCCGTGGTTGTGAGGAAACCACCAGCAATACTCTGTGATAGATTATAGAAGGCTATTCCTGCGGCATTTGCATCCTGGCCAGCCAAAGCGACCATATTTGCAATGCCTTTGATGGCTGGAACCGCTTTGTCAAGGTCTACTCCGGCATTTACGAACTTTGCCGCAGCACCAGTCATGTCGTTTAGATTAAATATGGTTTTGTCTGCATAAGTATCTAATTGATCGAAATATCCGGTAACCTCTTTGACTGTTTTTCCTGTTGCATTTGTGATTGTTTGAATGGATGTTATTTTTCTGTTATAGTCCTCATATCCCTGACCAATGGGTTCAATAGTGAGGGCTCTGGCAATCCTAACACCAGCATCAATGGCGGAATTAGTTATGCGCATTAGAGTCGTAATGGCCATAATACCTAAAGCCGAGAACCTGCCACTCAAACTCTCAATACCAGAAGCAATCGAGCCAAGACTTACCTGGTTAGCTGCTGCGGATATGGCAGCAAAACCCTTGTCTGCATCTTTGAAATTCAAACTGTTCTTAAGTTTGTCAACTGAACCGATAGTTTGTCCGACACCCTTTTCAAACTGTTGATTTTCAAACGCCATTTCTACTACACGTTTATCAATGGTTTGACTCATAGACTGGTCACCTCCTTCCATAAATTATCTGCGATTTTGTCGAATATCGGGCGCATCGCAGGATTGATGAAATCAATACCTTCCACGAATGCTCCCGACCTAGTTCCATGTCCATACTGTAACAATATAACAACCGGTATTCCCTCGTTTATGTTGGAGTTTGTCCAGTAAATGCTAAAACCGTCTCTTCGTGATGTAAACTCGTAGTCCCATTTGTCGGCTGTTTCGCCGGTATCTTTTGGAGTGTTCGAACGCAAAGCAGTAACTCCCTCAACCGCATATTTAGTCATGATGCTTCTAAGTTCGAGATCACTAAGTTTACGAAGATATCTTTCTGTGTTTTTGAAACTGCCTCTATGGGTAAATCTAATCAAGTCGTCCTCCTTATCCAGAGGTGTTATACTTTGCTTTTCGCTCAGCATTTAACGCCTTGTTTTTTGCCATTACGTCCTTCTTGTTGGTCTTCTTAGGAGACTGATTTTTAATACTACAAACATTGATCAGTGTTAGAAGACGATTTAAGTGCCACTTCTGAAAATCTACTGGGATGTTAAACGTGATCATCCAATAGTAGATTATCTCAGCAGTTATTACTTCTTTATTGGTTTGTTTGTCGTTCTGATTGACAAACGTTGTTGCTGTCATCGGTAGGTTAATATAGTCCGTAACCCGATCGATAGCATCTTGAGGAAGAAGATTATAAGCCACACAATGTGTGTTTTGATTCATTGTCATGCAGCGAATATAATCCCACGTCTCCTCTTGAGTCTTGTCTTTCTTTGATAAAAATGGTTTACACCATTTAGATTCCCACTTTGCGAGGGAGACGAGAGAATGCTCCAGTTGAAGTTCACACGCGTCGACCTGGACGAATATCATCTTCTCGTCATCAAAGAACTGTCTGGATGGAATATGTAAATGAAGCATCTCTCGCCTCCTTTTTTTTAAATTAATCCTTCTTCTCGACCTCTTTACGAAGGTCTTCCACACTCACACCAAGAACACCATTGAAGAAGGCGATCAGGTTATCGGTTTTATCCAGAAGGTCGAAGAAGAGTGCGCTATAGGCCTCTGTATGGGAGAAATCCTCGGAAAGTTCAGAACTCTTCCTGAAACGAGAACCTTCCTTGACGCCATAGGACATGAGGATGAGTCTTCGGAAAAGGCCAACGAACTCAGAGCGATCTTCCGCCCGAGACACCTTCTTGATATAGTCAGCGAACTCCCCAGGGTATGCGGACACGAACTCAACCAGTTCCGCCTTGGTGAGGTGGAAATATAGGTCGTCAGTTTGCGGGGCATTATCGAAATCGTTGTATGTAACAGTCTTTTTGAGCATTGTGCTCTCCTTTCAAAAAATTAATATCTGAAAATATGAGCCCCACCGTTAAGCAGGGCTCATATACTTTCGTACGATCTTCTGTATTAAGCGAACATTGCGATTACCGCATCGGGCAACGGCAACATTCCTTCAACGTCCGGGGTTCCGGTTACGCCATACAGGATGGCTTCCAGGGCGGCCAAAGCCGTCGGATCGGCAGTAACGGAGTCAATGACCAGGGATGCGGTCGGTTTGAAACCAGTCACGGGTGCCGGGGTTGTGGTGAATTCCCACGAGAAGGTGATCGCCTCGGGGCTTTCGTTGATCGTCTGATAGGCCTTTTCGGAAGGCGACACAAGTGCGCCGTAGACCAGGTGCAGTTTGTAACCATAGGCCTGACCAGCGGAATCGTTGCCCTTGATCGTGCGATAGCACAGACCAAACGGGACACGAGCTTGCTGACCAACGACCACGCCGATTTCGGCCTCAAGTTCGCCATTGCATGCGGCGAATTCGTCAGGATATGTGAAGGCCTCGATCGTGCCGTTGAACTCTTCTGCGGACAGAAGATTGAGGTACTTAATGTTGTCGGCGAACTGGGGGTTCGGTTCCGCGCCAGTCGGGCTCTCGGTTACCGAAACGAGACCATTCCACGCAACACCCACGGGGTATGTCCCGTCAGGAAGCTGGGGATACAGGACGCCATGATCGACGCCAGTCTCGTAAATCTTCTCACCAACACCATCCCACTTAATTAATTGAGCCATGTTTGTTCTCCTTGATTAGTATAGTAGTTTGAACACACTATGATTTAGTCCCTCCGTTGCAAAGGCCCGATCAAAACTACACTGTGGTAGTAGGGCAATTGTCATCGGAATTGAACTATCTGGGTTTGAATCGATAACGGTGATCGTGTACTCTTCTTGAAGTTTGTACGGACGATTATCACCGTGTGAAGCACGAATATCACTGCGATTGTAAACAATGCAGGGATAAGACATGAGATAGTCTGGAGGGGGTTGAAAATAAACATTGGTATCACCAATGATATCCTCCAGGAGAGTTTGTAGTTCAAGCCTTGACGCCATTATACACACCTCCTAGACTAAGTATGAGACGAGGTCTTTGGACTTCAACAGTTGTTACTTTCCAATAAACCTCGTCCCATATCACATATCTCATCGCTGAAAAGTTCGCATTGGCAAAGTCATCCGCAGTGATGCTAATACGATTGCTGACTGTGAGATTGTCATTGACTTGATTGGACTCTCGCCAGTTTCTGCTCTCACGTATAACATCACCATAGTATTCGCGTTCACTTATGACATTTTTGTGTACGCCAGGGGCTGTCTCAACAGGACTAGCATACCCAATCTTTCCATGAAACTTTGCCATTTTGAACTACTTCAAACTAGTTGCCAGCCTGAGCCTGTTCGATCACGATCGCGGTCTTCGGTTTGACCAAGCAACCCGACAGACGGGTTTCGAGCAAGTACTTGTACTGGTTGTAGTCGATGTCGAAGTCGTCGAACATCGCCACAGCACCGCCCTTGTCAGCGCCGATCACGTAGTCGGACGGGTTCAACAGAATGGCCTTCAGATCGTAGACCACGTCAACTTCCGGAACGGTATCGGTCCGGGTAACGTTCTCGAGCACTTCAACTTCCACGATATCACTGACGCGCAGGGCAGCCATCAGTTCGTTCATGGTCGGATACAGGCGGCGATCCAACGTGTCCTTGAGCAGGAGCATGTCGGTCAGGAAATCGGTCGTGGTGAACATGACAGGATTGCCCGTGCCTTTGTAACCCTTGCGGGCGCGAACGATTTCGTCCATGATCTCAAGCGTGGTTGCATCATCAGCCAACGGGACGCGGATCGTGTAGAGAGCATCGTCTTTGTAAACGGGGCGGATGTTGGTCTCGTTGATCTTGTCTTCGGAGGCCACATCGCGGCCATCACCTACCAGGCAAGCCCGAGCAACTTCCTCGTCCAGCATCATGCGCATCTCGCGCTTCATCCAGGCCACAACATCCAGATCAGTGATGTCGACGATATCGTCGCGATCAAGTTTCTGTTTCTTGTAGATCGTGGTGGGGGTGGTTACCCGTTTGGCCAGGGCGAAGAACTCTTCCTTCTTCAGGGAACCCTTGATGTAGCCCAGAGCGCGGGCGGTGTCGAGAGTAATGTCAGCAAACATGGTCTTGATGCGGCTGAAGGGTGAGTGGCGAGTGCGGGACATCCACACATTGACCCAGGCCATATCGCGCTGGACGAACGTGGGTTCATTGGTCAGCGTCTTCGCATCGGGGAACAAGTAATCGATATTCTCGATACCGTACGTGACCACGTGGGCCATGAAAGACTCCTTCAGGG